ATTGTCTTCAAGGCTCTGGCTGACGAGCAGAACGATCCGCTCGGACGTGCGCCGGGTGAACCTCTCGCGCCTTCCATCCGTCCGCTGTCGTTCCTGCTCGGGATGCGGGCCACGCTCATCGGTTACGAGTGGGACTCGCTCTACCAAGGCACGCCGCGAAGCAGTGCCGCGGGCCAGACGGACGTCTCCAAGCTCCGCAGGTGCAACGCCTCGGAGGTGCCCAAGGGACTCGAAGAGACCCGCGGGTGGGACTTGGCAATCACCGAGAGTCAGACTGCCGACTACACCGCAGGCGTCCGGCTGGCCTACGATCCGACCACGCAGCTCTACTACATCACAGACGTCTATCGTCAGCGCATGGCGTGGCCGAAGCTGAGAGCCTGCATCCTCCGAATCTCGCACAGTGACCGACAGGAGCGTGGCATTGCCCGCATCGGCATCGAAGCGGTCTCAGGCTTCGACGCAGTCTATCAGGACGTGCGGAAGGAGCTGTCGGGCCACGTCTCCGTCATCAAGAAGAACCCTCCGCGGGGAGGCAAACTGATGCGGGCTGCGAAGTGGTTGGCGCTTCTTGAAGCCGGGCGCATCGTCATGGTGCGAGGCCCGTGGAACCATGATTTCGTCGCCGAGCTTGAGCAGTTCCCCGACGGCGAGCATGATGACCAAGTGGACGGAATGAGCATCGCCTTCGAGATGCTGGAGAACCGGGAGCGCCTGCTCATCGCCTGACGAGCCGCTCCCGGAATTTGCACGCTTTGCAAATTTCTGAACTTTTTTCTTGCAAACCGGAAAACGTGTTTTATGGTGGACGTGTTGCCAGAAGGCATCACCGAAACCCCAACCGAACTGCACATCATGAACACCGAAAAGAGCGAGATCAAGAAACTCAAGGCGCAAGCGAAGGCCGACTTTATTGCGGAAGCCACCTCGACGTACATCACAGAAGAGGAAGCCGACAACGAGGGTCGTCCGCTGGATTATTCCTTCTCACCATACGACATCCTGATGGCAGAACTTCAGCAGAAAGCAAAAGAGGGCCACAGTTTTTTCTGAGACGACATCACCAACCACCAACCACCGCACACCATGACACCAGAATTTCTTGCTTCTTCAATCCAGTCCACCACCGAAACCCTCGTGCTCACACTGCCGTGGGCGACGCCAGCGAGCATCAAAACGGTGCTCAACAAAACCGGAGTGGTTGCATCCTCAACCATTGAGCGCGACGACGACTGCTACTTTGTAAGCGGTCAGACCAATGACGGACGCCGCTACGACCTGCGGGTCATCATCGGCGAATAACTCACAACCACCAACCACCGCACACATGACACCAGAACAGATCGCCGCAATCGTCACGAGGCACGTCACCATCAGCACGGACAAGATGAACATTGCTCGTGCTGCACTGCCGGAGGCGATTGCCAGTCGCCTCCCCTCCGCGGAGCAGATTGCCACCGCGGTCAAGAGCGGGCGCACAGGCAAGCTCCTCACGAGCAAGCCCGCCAAGGAGAACGGCGCGGTGCGCTTCGCATGGCGCTGGTGCCGATTCCACAGCGGCACGGACACGACGTTCCCGACCACCTGCGACTTCGACCTCGCAGACTGGCTCCGGGAGATCGACCCGGACGTCAACCCGTACGCCAGCGCGGTGCGTCGGCACGCTGCCGACTACCTCATAGAGGCCGCATCCGTCGCGGTCATCGCCCTCGGCCTCAACCCGCTCCGCGGCACGATGCGCTGGGGTCGGGCGCTCGGCATGATCTGAACCATCAACCACCGCACACCTCATGAATACTCCCAAGCGCCCCGTAGAAGTGCAGGTCTCCCTAGATCACGACACTTGTAAGATCCTTAAGGAGACCCTGCGCACTCATGTCCTCGCTGCCCGGCGACAAGTTTGCGCAGCGACTTGGGTCAGCGTCCAAGATGACCCGATCTTCCAACTGATGAAGTCGCTCGAAGAACGACTGGAGCCGTCGAAATGGCTGACCTTCACCGAGCTGGAACTCTCGTGGCTGCGCCGCGGACTCACCTGCCGGATACACCGCGAACTTGAGATGCCCGCTTCGAGCGTTCGCATGCAGGCCGCAATGCTTGCCGCTTCTGCGCTCAATGACTTGACCACCGCCTGACAACCATCAACCACCGCACACATGCACACTAAGCCACTGCACGCCTTCATCCTCGACGGCTTCACATTCAGCGAAGCCTGCGGCCTCGCCGATTATCTGCGGCAGCTCATCGACCCATACCTACACGGGTGGGGAGACGCCGCACTCCGCACAGCGTTGCAGGTCCGCGCCCTGACCTGCTCCACCGTCCGCATCAACGAGCAACTTGATGCGGGCACCATCGGCACGTTCCTTGAGCAGCTCATCTCGCTCACCCTGCAAGCTGTGGGAGAATCGGCCCGGTACAGCGGAGCAGGAGACGTCGCCGTCATGAACAGCCAACGGGCTGCGGTGAGCCTGATCGCAAAGTGGCTCCGCGCAAACACCTCATGGAATTGAGCGATGAACATCTTCGCCCTCGATAAGAACCCGTGGACGGCGGCACGCTATCACGCCGACCAGCACGTCAACAAGATGCTGCTGGAGTCCGTGCAAATCCTCTGCACCGTTTGCGCCAGCGTCGGCCTGCGGGCACCGTACAAGGCCACACATGCACGCCACCCCTGTACGCTGTGGGTGGCAGCGTCCGCGCAGAACGCCGAGTGGCTGCGCGAGATGTGCAGCAGCCTGTCGTTCGAGCGCAAGGTGCGCTGGCCCGGATGCCTCATCAGCCGAACGGAGATCGCGCTCGACTGCGTGGATATGCGTGCGCTCACGCGTGCGCTTCCGAGCGTGGGCCTCACGCCGTTCGCACAGGCAATGCCGGAGGAACTGCGGCAGGCCGATCCCATCGCAGCCTACCGGGCCTACTACCGGGAGCACAAGGCGATCCTCGCAGGCAAGCCTGCCCGCTGGACGTTCCGCGGTGCTCCCTCGTGGTTCGTGCGCGGATAGTCTGCGCTTGCGTCGGCAGGAGCTGAGCGCAGGTTCGCGCACCATGGCACAGCTCAATCCCATCAACCAGAACGTCCTCGTGCTGCTCGACGCAGCGCCGGAGGAGCAGAACGGAATCCTCATCCCGGAGGCGGCACAGAAGAACCGACCGAACGAGTCACACTGGGGCGAGGTCGTCGCCATCGGTGAGAAGGTCGAAGGACTCCGCTTGGACGACCGCGTGCTGGTCCCTGCGCACAAGGGCACAGCCTACTCGGTGAAAGGACGCAGGTTCGTCATCCTCCCGCAGGATCAGCTCATCGCCCGCGAGTCGCAGGCCACCGCATAGCATCCGCGAGGCATTGATTCCTGCGCAGCACGAGGTACGCTCCGCGATGCTCGTCTCTCCTCACTTTGCCATCCTTGAGAACCCGCGCTGCGGTGCAGGCGCTCTTGCGGCCTGCTACGGCGCGGAGCGTCTCTCTGGCCTCGACGCATACGCCACGACGTCGGAAGCGCGAGACGCTGCTGGCGAATCATGGCGCTCCGTGCCGATCATTCTGCCCGTGCGTGATCCGGTGCGGCGCTTCCTCTCTGCCATCCGTGCGCATGCCGCGAAGCAGGACAGCGGGCAATCCGACGAAGTGCTCGCCCGCGAGACACTGGCTCTTCTTCAGAATGGATTCCCCGAGGACCGCAGAGACCTCTGGCCGCAGGTGCGGTGGATGACTGCCGCGGTCGATCATGTGCTGCCGCTTCCGTCGCTGCATCAGTTCGTCTCACAGCACCAGCCTCCTCGCCGAGTGCTGGTCACTGACCCATCACACCAAGGGGCGATGCAGCTCTCGAAGCAGACCGTCGAAGACGTGCGCAGGATCTATGCGGAGGACGTTGCAAGGTTTGCAACTCTGCCCGTCTACCCGTCAGCCGAGGGTCGCATCTGGCTCATGTCCGGGCGCTGCATTCCCTGTGAGCAGACAGCAGCCGTGACCACCAAGATCAAACAAAGCAAGCAGACCAAGCCCACCGCATGAATCCCTTCTCCTTCCTGACCTCTCGCAAACGTCCAGCGCCGCACAGTCGGCAGGAGATGCAGGAGATGCGCGAACTCCTGCTCCAGTACGATCAGAAGGCCCGCGAGTTCATCGAACGCTCGACGGGCCTTCCCGTGACCAAGCTCACGGACTATCAGTCTTTCATCGCAGCAGGCACCGGGCAGGTGTGGGCCAGCGCCCGTGCGTGTGATCTTGTGTCGAACGTCGTATCAGGCGCACGCTTCTTCGTCTTCGACCAGAAGCGGCAGGAAGAAGTGGAAGGACCGGGACTGTCTGATCTGCTGACGATGCCGAATCCTCACGAGTCGTGGGAGGAACTCATCTACTGGACGTCACTCAATCTGAAGCTCACCGGAAACTGCTATTGGCTGCGGGATGAGATGAACGGCAAGGGACAGCCTGCCGCACTGTACCCGTTGCTCACTGCCAATATGAAGGCAGTGCCCGACGCCGTGAAGAAGGTGTCGGCCTACGAGTATGCGGTGAGCGGTAAGACGGTGAAGTACGCTGCCGAGGAGATCATCCACTTCAGGCGACCGAAGCCCGATGACTTCATCTTCGGCATGGGCGACGTCGAAGCGTCTTCTACTCTGTTCGAGGGACTCATCAACAGGGCCGCTCTCGAAGAGCGGTTCATCTCGAACGGTGCGCAGCCCAGCGGTATCCTCACGCGGAAGGACACTGCGGAAATCTTCGACGAGTCACAGTGGGAAGCACTCAAGGCCCGGTTCAACTCGGAGTATGGAGGCAGGCGCAACGCGGGAAAGATCGCCTTCCTGAATGGGGCATGGGACTTCGTCCGTCTCGCACTGAACCATCAGGAGATGCAGGCGTACGAGCGTGAGCGGTGGGCCATCGAGCAGGTCTTCGTCGCGCATGGCGTTCCGCTTTCTGTCGCGGGCCTCAGTGCTGCATCGAACTACGCCACCGCACGCGTGGAAGACATCAACTTCCGTCGCTACACCTGCGTGCCTGTGCTGAAGTTCATCGCCTCAAAGCTCAACGGCATGAACGGTCTGGCCCGTGCCTTCGGAGATCAGTTCCGTGTGCGCTTCGACCTCTCCGGTCTCGTAGACGTCGAGCAGGTGGGCAAGGACTATGGTCCGCTCGTGGCAGTCGGTGCGATGACTCCGAACGAACTGCGCGAGAAGGCTGGCCTTCCACGCTCTCCGGATCCTCTGCTCGACGCCTTCTACATCGACAACGACCGAGTGCCGCTTGAACTCGCAGGCATGGCTGGAGCAATCCCCGCCGAGCCGATCAACTGACGCATGCCGCTCATCCGTACAACTCCCGGAGCGAAGATGAGGATGCCGTCGCAGTCGGCGCTCTTCGCCGCGTACAAGGCTAGCAGCGTGCCGGAAGGTGGATGGACGCATGAGAACTTCCGCGGACGTGCGGCCCGTCAGCTTCAGGCTGACATGATACGGATCCGCAACGCAGCCATCACACCGAACGCGAGGAAGCTCACTCGGGAGCTTGCCGACGTCATGCGCGGGCAGATCGAGCGGGTGCTGCGCGAAGGGGAGCGGCGTGTGCTTGCATCATACCCGCAGATGATTGCGCTGAAGGCAGGCATCCCTCCAATCCGCATCCCTGCGGCAGCGCACCAAGGCATCTGGGCTGAGGCGCTCGCGGCTGTCTTCGAGGGTGAGGATGTGGAGATTGAGATCGTACAGCCTGTGCGCCGTGCCGCACAGTCAACAGCCGACGTGGTGCTTCGACGCACGAGCGATGTGCTTGGTGTGGGCCTTGCACCGGGCACGGCAAAGGTGATGCAGCAGGAGATCGACGAGATGGCTGCGCTTGTGACTCGTGTGAACGACACCACGCGGCAGCGGCTGAAGGATGTCATCACCCGCGGCATCGAGAAAGGAGACCATCCCTACGCTGTGATGGAGGAAGTGCGGAAGCGTGTTCCTGAGATTGCCACGAACCGAGTGCCGACGATTGTCCGGACAGAGATGGGCCGGGCCGCAGACAAGGCCGTGATCCGATCCATGAAGGACTCGCAGGTCGTCACGCACATCTCAGTCACAGGGTGCCAAGCCATCGAGCAAGGCATCCCGACCTTCGACGGAGTGCCCACCTGCAACATCAAGAACGTGCTGCTTGCGCGGGCCGGGTCGCTTCAGTTCCACATCAACCACACGGGAGCGATCATCGCTTCGGGCTTCAAGACAATGGCGGGGCAGACGCCTGATCTGCCGCTGCGCGGAGGTACAGGCATCGGCACATGGGAAGACCGTGGTCGTCCGGTTCCTGCCATCGTCAATGAGCGCCCGCCCGGTCCTCCTGCTGGACGTCCACCCGCACCAAAGCCCACCCCACCACCAGCGCCTCCACCACCACCTCCTCCTCCACCGCCTCCACCTCCACCGCCTCCACCGCCTCCACCGCCTCCAAAGCCGCAGTTCACACCTCGCAGGGAAGACGGCTTTCCGCTGCACATGGAAAGCTCGCTGCTGGAGGATGAGTTCGAGGATCTTGGTTCTGCTGGAGGCAGCACAGGTGCTCGTCTCGTGCGCGACAAAGCGACCGGATCGCGCTATGTGCTCAAGACTGCCACGACCGACGAGCGCAAGGCGCAGCTCGTCGAAGAGTCCACCGCAGACCGCCTCTACCGGGAAGCGAAGGTGCCTGTGCCGGAGACACGGCTCTACACCCGCAGCGACGGCACCAAGCTCAAGCTCTCGAAGTTTATCGAAGGAGGTGAAACACTTCAGAGCCTGCGCCGTCGTGTAGGCGAGTCGTCACCGGAGTACAAGCAGGTGCTGTCGAAGATTCAGGAAGGGTTCCACGTCGATGCGTGGCTTGCGAACTGGGATGTCGTCGGCCTCGACTACGACAACATCCTCATCTCGAAAGGCGTGCCGTACCGGATCGACAACGGAGGTGCTCTGCGCTTTCGTGCGCAAGGCCAGCGCAAGCCGCCGTTCTCACAGAAGACGGTGCCGGAACTCTGGACGATGCGAAACAAGCCGCTAGTCGTCGGCGGCATGACCAACCGGACAGCCGTGAGCGTGTTCGGCGATCTTGACGCTTTCGAGCTGGCTGAGCGCATCGCTGAAACGGACTTCGCCACACTGATCGCCAAGAACGTGGAGGACAGCGAACTGGCGCGGTCGCTCAAGACGCGTGCTCGGCACATGCTGACTTACGCCAATCGCGGGGCGCACTACAAGCACCACCAGATCCGCGCCGATTACTTCGACGACCTTGGCTACGAGATGCACCTGCTGGACGAAGCGGGTGTGCTCGATAAGCTCCCGAAGGAACTGAAGCGAGGACCGCAAGATGCCGTGATGATGGTGGACGAGAACGGCGACTTGTTCGACCACCTTCGTAGTACCGATCCAGACAAGAATGCGCAGATGGCATGGGCGCAGTATATGGCCGCACGGATGGGCGTTCAGTGGACGACTGACGCGGTACGCCAGCGGCAGGTGATGGCGTTTCAAGCGTGGTCTACCCGGTGGTGCAGGGCACAAGCCAAAAGCTCATGGTCACATCAAGCAGTCGCTTTCAAAAAGTGGCTGGTTGAAAAAAAGTTCGTCCCAACCCGTGGTGCTGGATTCGATTACAGCGACAGCGTTCGGTATGCTGATTGGAAAGTGCTCGCGCTTGATATGCCGAAGGATGCCTTTGACACTAAGAACCTGAGCGAAGATGAGATGAACTCAGTGCTTGTGTCGCAGCAGGCATTCACGCAGGCTTTCCTTGAGCGCACGAAGGGCACGTTTACAGATCAGACACGCAAGACCCTGCGACTGTACCGCACCGAGACGGACGAAGCCATGGAGGCGATGCTGACAAGCAGTCCTGTGCCGGGTAAGAATCTACCCACCTTGAGTCCGGGAGATGTGTGTGTGAAGCCTTTGAAAGGTGTGTGCGAATCACACTCACCAAACCGTGCAGTGAATGTTTACGGGGACTATGTCACAGAGCAAGCCGTGCCTTTCTGCATGGTGAATGGACACTACGCTTTCGGAAGGGCTGAAGGTCCGGGCGACACCGTGCTGACTGCTATGTATGCCGGGAACGGCGAGAACGAAGTCACGGCGACGACTGACGCGCTGCCTTTCGCGTTCCGCGGAAATCTTAAATCGCGAGGATTCGACAGTGCGCAACTTTACCAAGGCGATAGCAACACCGCTTCGTGGAACTGCCCGACGACGCATCTTCTATCTGAAGAAGTAGACCGCAGGGCCGCAGCAGAAATCGACCGACTGACCCGATGAAGATTGAACGCATCACCACCGAGCGAGAACTGATCGACGTGCGCACCGACGAAGGGCACTTTATCCTCGCACCGAAGTGGTGGCTGCTGGACGCTGGTGTCTGCGCGACGATTGAGTCACCTCGACCTCTTCGGGAAGTGCGGGTGCTGGTGCCGCTAAACAATGATTCCGAAGGCCCGATGGAAACGGTGAAGGTCTCGGATGCGGTCACGGCAAAGGAGCACCCGCTGCTGATCGCGCTCGCTCGACGGTACTTCGCACGGAAGCCGCTGCCGGAGGATCTCACGGAGGACGAGGCACGGAGCGAACTCGCCGAAGGAATCGAAGGAGCGTTCCGCCCGCTGCGCTGACCGTTTGCAAAGATTGCAAGCGAGAACAGGCGAACGAAGCCGAAAAAACTTTTTGCGAAAAGAATTTGCAAAACGGAAAACGTGGACAATGGTGGACGTGTTGCCAGAAGGCAATGCAAACAACCAACCAACCGAACTGCACACGATGAAAATTCAAAAAAACCTGACCGCTCCGGATCTCACGCCATGCACAGTCGAAGTCCTCGGCAGGGACGGCACCGTTCGCACGGTCCAGATGACCAAGGCGTGCTTCGACGCCTCGGCACATAAGCAACACGCATACGCAGCCGACCAGTTTCTCGGTCGGCTTGTCGCCGTGGCAGGAGTCCCTGTCGTCGAAGATGCGCCGTTCTGACTGATACGCCGACAACCAACCGAACTGCACACATGAGCACCGTCCAACTGACCATCCGCAACGAGCAGGGCTTCGCCAGCGCCCTGAAGAGCCTCCAGCGCCGGGCCATCCGGCTGGGGCTGACCCCGCCGAGCTACACCGTCCTCGGGCGCAGGATGGAGGAACAAAACGTGAGAACGCTCGACGAGAGCGGCAACCTCATCCGCGAGCGGATGGTCACCATCGAGGTGGCCGACATCGAAGTCACCGGACCAGTGGTCCGGTTCGACGGCTGGCAGTTCGCTGCCAAGCTCGTCCCGGTGGACAGCGCGAACGTCGTCCTCGGGCCGCTCGCGGAGCGGGTGCCCGCGGCAATGCACCACAGCGGCACGCATTGCGACCACTGCGGGCATGACCGCATCCGCAAGCACACCTTCGCGGTCCTCCACGAGGATGGCCGCGTCCGGCAGGTCGGAAGTTCCTGCCTCAAGGATTTCCTCGGCGGTGCGAGCGGAGCAGGCACCGCGGCAGCGTTCGAGTTCGCGGCCACCATGCATGAGTGGCTGGTGAGCTTCGCCGAGCGCGAGGCGTGGATGGGGTCGCAGCGGGCCGCGACCGCTTACTCCCTCGCCCGTGTCGTGGCCTGCGCCATGACGCTCCCCGAGTACGTCTCATGGGCGAAGGCCGAGGAGACTGGCAAGACGCCCACCAGCAAGATCGTTCGGGACATGCTCCCGACGTTCGACCCGAGCGACGAGGCGCTCGACGCAGCGGAGGTCATCATCGCGGAGGCACTGGAAACCATCACGGCGGAAGACTCCTCATATGTGCGCAACCTGCGGCAGGTGCTCACCGCAGGCTACTGCGTGAAGGAGACAATCGGGATTGCCTGCTCGGTGGTCCCTGCGGTCGAACGCGCTCGCCGCGACAAGATTCGTGCGGCAGCAGCCGCAGCCAGCCAGCACGTCGGCACCATCGGAGAGCGCCGGATGTTCCGCGGCACGGTGGTCAGCCGCTTCGGCTATGATACCGACTTCGGCTGGGTCGAGAAGGTGGTCTTCCTCGACGCCGAAGGCAACGCGCTCATCGCAAACAACCTCCCCGGCGAAGTCGGCGAGGTGGTGGAGATGAAGGCGACGGTGAAAGCTCACAACGAGTTCCGCGGGCAGAAGCAGACAATCCTCGCCCGCCCGCACAAGCCAACAGTGGTCCGCGCCTGAGCGGTTCGGAGCGTCCGGTGAAGTCCACCGGGCGCTCGTCCCTTTCTACATCACACCAACACATCAGCACACATGATTGCTCTACTCAACACGTTCGACCGCAGGCCCGGCAGCATCGGGACTGTCCTGTCCCTCCACCGCTCCGAGGCCGCTGCGCAGCAGGCAGACCGGGCAATGCAGCGCAGCGTCCAGAGGGGCCACGGGCGCAACGCGTACCTGCCGACAAGGATCTCGCGCCTGTGCGCAGGTCGCTGGCGCAAGGGCGACGACGTTCGCGAGTCCGAAGTCATCTGACCGCATCCGGCAGCATGAACGTCGTCATCATCACATGCTATCACCCGGTCACGGAGACCCGCGGAAGCAGGATCTCCGTGCGGGTGTTCCTGCCCGGTCGTGGTGTGGTGCGCCGCTTCTACCCGTACGGACGACATGAGTCTGGCAATCCTCATGAGGCGTGCGCGAGGGAGTTTGCGCAGGAGTTCTTTCCGGGCGAAGCCTTGGAGGAGATCCGTCTGCCTATCGACGGCAGCAGGGCCACAGGCAACGCGTACCTCGTGCGGGTGTCGGAAGAACGGACGGAAGAGCAGCCCGTGCAGCAAACACCAGCAGAAGCCCGTCCTCCGCGCTGGACTCCTGACAGACCGAGAATGCGCATGCTCGGCGCATGACCAATCACCCAACCAACCCACACACACATGAGCACAGAACCCGCCAACCTCACAAAGCCGTGCAGCGGCTGTCCGTTCTCCCGCAAGTGTCAGCCCGGCGCTCTTGGAGGAAGTCCGCCCACCACGTTCATCGGGCAGGCTTTCGCGAGCATGTGGCTCCCCTGCCACATGCTGTACGATCCGAGCAAGAGCGCGAAGGATCAGGATGCCCGGCAGTGCGGTCAGTGCGCCGGAGCCGCGATCTTCCGTGCGAACTGCAAGATCCGCGTGCTTCCGGGAATCAAGGTGCTTCCTTCCGACACCGACGCCGTCTTCGCTTCTCCGGAGGAGTTCCTCGCGCACCACTCAAGACTCCCGCTGGCTGTCGCTGCCGACTTCCTCAAGCATCACACGACGTATGATCTGGCAGTGCATGAGCTGCGCAAGGCCGGAGTACGCGTGCAGGTGGTGCCACGCTAAACGGCGCAGAGGATTGACAGCAGATCGGCGTGGTGGCATCAGTCGCCATGCCGATCTCTGTTTTCCCCGGAGGCGTTCAGCGCCACCCCACGACCACTCCACCGCCTCCCGCTCCGCCCGCAGGGATGCAAGGCAAGACGGTGCTGGTGCGCACTGCCGATGGCAAGACAGTCCGCGGCCTCGTGTCTGCCGAATCAAGCGACGGACTGCTCACCGTGCGCCTCGGCATCGTCGATGGAAAGCGCCTGCTGGTCTCCGCTGCCACCGTGACGGCTCGACGTGGTGACGCCACACTGCTCGATCTGGAGCCGGAGGACCGCAGAATCGAAGCCAGCCCGATGCTCTCGCGCCTGCCGGAAGAAGCGGCAAAGGGTGTCGCCGTGCGCGGTGCCGACAATCAGATCATCGACTACCGGGACGTGCGTGTCCTCGGCTACGCCTCGACGTTCCAGCATATCACGCCGAGCGACAGGCAAGGAGACGCCGTGCTCAAGGGCGCTTTCCTCGAAGCCATCAAAGTCTTCCGTACCAATCCGGTCATGCTGCTCGACCACCGCATGTCTGTCGGTACCATCGCAGGCCACTGGGATGTAATCCGGGAAGACGAGAACGGACTGTACGTCGAAGGGAACATCAGCAACGCACCAGAGCTTCGGCACGTCCGCTTCCTCCTCATGGAGAAGAGCCTGCGCACGCTGTCCATCGGAGGTGTCTGGATGTATGCACAGGACGGGCGCACGATTGAGAAGGCGCATCTCTTTGAGATCAGCCTCGTGGCAGTGCCTGCAAATCCCGACGCCATCGTGCAGGCCCGCGCACTCACAGCAGACGATCTCGCACGCCTATCCTTCTGATGAACGCCGACCTCTACACCAGCATCCGCGCAGGAGGGATTGTCACTCCCGATCTGCCTTCCACCGTCAGCCCATTCGAGATTTCCCTCGGAGCCGTCACGAAGAAGGCGTCGAGGTACGGAGCAGGAAGCAAGCTGCTCACGTCGCAGTTCTGGCCGCTGAACACAATCACTACGCCGGGCAGTGCCAGCCGCAACATGCTGTCGCTTCCGCTGCGCGGAGGAGCGGTGCAGTCGGTAGAACCGCACGCCTTCTGGTACTGCTACGGAGGCTGGAATCAGAGCGGCGTCAATCTCGATGGTGACAGCATCGTTGGCGTCTATGCACAGCCCAACTTCTTCGCGCTCTACAACTGCACTCCTTACGTCCTCGCGTGGCAAGTCACGGACAGCAAGCTCGCCAGCCCGGATGCCTTTGCCAGTGGCCTGCGTCTGCTCCCCGGCTGCGGCACTGTGGTGGAAGGTCCGGTCACCGGGTGCTACTACAACACAGGCTCGGCCTTCGTCTATGATGCGAAGCAGGGACCAGTGGTGCTCGGCTCATGGCTGCACGTTCAGGCAATCGACAATCGCCCGCACTACTCACCCGAAACGGGTGCGCTCTTCGCCGGATACCTCGAGGTGCTCATCGGGCAAGCGTCGATGCAATACTGGATGCCGTGAGCCTCCCCGTCTTCTGCATCAGCCTCCCGGCACGTTCAGATAGAAGGGACGCGCTGCGCACCGCGTGGCAGCATGGAGGATTCGACCTCTCGCTGCCGATGCCCTTGCACTTCATCGAAGGCGTGCGCATCGCGGAGAACCTCAAAGGCCCGGCTCGCATTGCCGCAGCGGATATGGCCTGCGCAATCGCGCACCGGAACGCAGTCGAGCGGGCTGCGACAATGGACGCAGAGGCTGTGCTCGTGCTTGAGGACGACGCCGTGCCTGCGGCATCATCCGCGGCGCTCTCCGACTTCCTCTTCAAGGTGCTGCCGAAAGTCTCGCAAGGGTGGGAGACCGTGAACCTTGGCGGCTGCTCGGCACAGTGGAGACCAGCCACGCCGATGCTGCGCTGGGAGCGCCTCACCGACGACGTCTTCCGAGTGAAGGGCATGGTCACCACGCACGCCATCGTCTACCACAGGAGAGTCTTCGCCGACGTTCTCTGCGCCGTGCCTTCTGAGGACGAGGTGCGGAGAACTGGCTTCGGTGTCCGGAGCAGCAGGCCGTACGATCAGTGGCTTGCATCGCACGGAACCATGCTCACGGGATCTGTTCCGTACTTCGTGCAGTCTGGCTCGACGTCTGACATCCTCGGCGTGCCGCACGGTGTGAACATCGCCGACCTCATCCACGCCACTTATGCCCGTCTACGCTCCACCGCTCCGCTCTGACCTGTGGCGCGACACCACGCCGGAAGTCGCTGGCCACGGCTGCACCTTGGCCTCCTTTGCAAAGTGTGCAAACGGCTCCGCGCTGTGTGTGCGCGAGTACGCTTCCGCCGAGGAGACGCTTCGGCTGCGCCGTTCCGCTGCATGTCTGAATGACTTCCTCGGTCTGGACACCGGGCGAGTGATTGCGCCGGAAGACCTCATGCTTCTGCCGTGCAGCGCCGGGCTTGAAAACCCGTACACCCGCCTCTCTTCTGTGTTCCATCGGCGTGTGGCTGATGCGTGGCAACGCCTTCTTCCTGCGTCTAGTTTTCAAGGCTTCCACGGGACCACGCTCCCGGACTTTGTCCGGTGGGTCTTCTCCGAGGATCCGCTGGCGTGTCACGAACTCGTGCGTCCGCAGTGGGCCATGATTCCGCAGCACTGCACGGTCACGCGACTGCCGGGTGAGCCTGACGTCAGCACTTCCGGCTCTCTGCTGATCGACGAGATGGTGCGCACGCTGTACGGTCCTGATCTTCTTCTGTGGGAAGAAGCTGCGACACCTTGATTCCTGCGCCGTGCGGGGTACTGGTCGAGCATGTCGCCGACCACCATCGACCTTGTGCTGTCCTCCGATCCCGGAGAACCCGCTCAGGTCTCCGCGTACAATGCAAACACGCTTATTCTTTCGTGCAGCGGTGACGCGTCTTTCTTCGACTCGCTGAAGGCCGAGCTGCACACATCCACGAACCTCGGCACCGCGCTCGCCGACGTCACCATCGACCCGATCCCTGCTGGTGATGGGCCGCACGACTTCGAGTTCTCCGCTGCGCAGATGAACCGTCTGCCTGCGAACTTCTCAGGAACGCGGAAGGTCTACTGCCTCGTCGTTCGTGGCGTGAAGGGCAGCGGTGCGTCCGTCGTCAAGACGACCCTGTGGATTGCTCGTCTCACGCTTCTCTCAGCGCCAGCAGGCGACACCCCTCCGCCTCCTCCGCCTTCCGTGGATATTGCCACGCAGGAGGAACTCGACGCCCTCACCGACCGTGTGGAGGCGCTCGAAGACAATCCTCCCGGCTCGACCAATCTCAGCACCAGCACGACGACCACCACAGTCACCGTCGTTTGCAGCAGCGGAACCGATGCGGTGCTGCCCGGAGCGACGGACTCCGCAGCAGGTGTGATGACAGCCACGCAGGTGGCCTTCCTTGCGAGCCGCGCTCCTTCTGCTTCGCCGACGTTCACCGGACCAGTCACCCTGGCGGACGGTGGCACATTCGTGCTGAACGATTCTGCCTCGACCTTCGCCTGCATCATCTCCTGCGCAGGCGCTCCGGCACTCACAGCCAACCGCAACCTCTACCCTCCCGACGGGTCTGGAATCCTCGCCACCACGAGGCTCGACAACGGAGCGCCCGACAGAATCGAGGTGAAGGTGAAGTGCGATGAGGCTGGAGGAGTCACAGCCGGACAAGCTGTCTACATCTACGGTGCCCACGGGTCGAACAAGCTCATTCGCAAAGCACAGGCGAGCACTGAAGCG